TTAAGGAGAGCTTCAGCATTACATCCCTTAGAACCTAAGTGAATATCAGATATAAAAAGGGCTTCAACTTCTAATTTAGACTCCACGTTTAGTATCATAGGCAATTATGTGTTCTCTACCGGTAAAGTTGTAGCCATGTTCAGCGCACATTTCAATTACTTTAGGATAGATTTTAATTAATTCCTCTCTATTGTCTCCAGCAGGCATAACCCAAGTTTTATTTTTGGGTATATTCATTTCAACTCTAAAGTCTTCAATTTCTTTAAGTGTCTCCTCAGTTCCATCCCATACTGGTTTATAATGGTAATCAGTATGATATTCCATCATTTTCTTGATGGCTTCACGATTGAGTCTAAGACGGTTATGAGTTTCGACAAACTTTTCATCCACCACTTTACCACCGGGTGTAAGAATACCAACACGAGGGACAGAGTTATTAAACTTAGGGCTAAAGGATATGAGACCAATCGGATAATCAGTGGGAATGAAGTGCGAACCTTCTGTTTCAATCGTGATTGTAATATCCCTTTCATTTGCAAAATGGGTTAATTCATTTACTAAAGCTAAATGCATTGTGGGTGAACCACCTGTAAGCATCATTTCCTTAACGTAAGGATATTTGTCATAAATATCTATAATGTCATTGAATGTGAATGTTCCCTTTTCAGGATGAATTGAAGTATACCAACTATCACACCACCCACCTTCACCAAACCAGCAACGGTGAGTACATCCAGTTGTACGAATGGCCATAGTAGGCATACCAGCCCTACTACCTTCACTTTGAACACATAAATAAACTTCTACTATAGGAAGTATTTTACTATAATCTTCAATTCTATTACTCGCCATAAATTGCACTGTTTTTATTATGTTCCATAAACTCTACTTTAGTAACTCTAACTCTATTATCAGTCTCAGCTTTAACAAAATCATTGATTTTATTAAAGACAAACTCAGCAAATCTTTCAGCACCAACATGAGGTATAACTCGAAGTTGAATTAAACCATGATGATCCATAGCTTTCCAACCTTCAAGATATGGGTCATCTTCAGCGATTAAGGTGGTATGATCAAACATATAATCCATCCAAGCTTTAGGATTCATCCCATCAATAGTTCCATTAGCTCGTTTCATACCTCCAAAATCCCAAACCCAATTTCTTTCATCAAGTTCACCTTCAAACCATACTTTAAAACTTACCCCATAGCCATGTAGGAATCTACAATGAGTTCCTTCAGCTTTCCATTGACGAAATACACAACTAAACCCGTCAAATATTTTTATTGATTGAAATTTAGACATTTTTTAAAACTTTTTTAACATGTTTAACTACATGATCCCAAGTAACAGGACCTGTCTCATCCGCATACTCAACAGGATCAGGGCGACCAAGTTTTATAAAAGCTTCAATACGTTCAACAGATGAAGCTGATTTATAATCACTAAACCATTTATTATTAAATGTTACTTTAATAAATGGAAGAGTAAATCCTGGGATGTAAATTGGTTTGTAACTGGTGTTAGTTCGTTTATAAACTTCATCAAATTCAATAAAGAGCTTTTTACAACATTTTTCTCCATCTTTTAAGATATCAAATTTATCCATATGAAGATAAGGTGTATAGAATTTAACTCGTTCCGCTTCCCAATTACCTTCAATAAATGCTTGATGGTCTATATCCCTAAATTCTTGCCTACAATCCGGGTAAATAGCATGGTCTCCAGCATGAATACCCATTGCTATATAAACATTAGTTTTATGTTTATTAGCGATACTTAACGCTACAGCTTGAATAATAGAGCTAAAAATCTTATTACGATTAGGAACAACTGTTTCCTTCATATTCTCTTGTTTATAGTGACCTTCAGGTACTTCATCTCCACCTTCTACAAGAGTACTATTAAGCATAGGAGCTAAACCATCAAGTTTAATAACTCCATATTTTACATTTTGTCCATTTTTATTCAAATAGTCTACTAAATCTTGAGCTCGTTCAAGTTCTACTCTATGTTTTTGACCATAGTCAAAAGACAGTGCTGTCACTTCATAGCCATTGGCGAGTAGATGAAGCAACAATGTGGAGCTGTCCATACCTCCACTTAGTGACAATACTGCTTGTTTTTTCATAAATTATTTATTTTTCTAAATGTTTCTACGTTATGTTCAATTTTTTGATATACTTGAAAATCAGTTTTATCTCCAATTACATCATCAATTTTAGTTTTAGGTTTTTCTAACAAACCCCAATCATTATATAATGTACCATCAAAAGCTGCCATAATAGGATTTGAAGTATCTATAGTTTTTATTTGTTCAATTCCTTTATAATATAAGAATTCTTGTGGTACAGAACAACCTAAAAGGTGAATTTCATCTGATCTGTTTATGGCTTTTAGTTCTAACATTTTACTAATTACTAACAAACGACCTAATGCCTTACCTATATCTTTATTAGGGTGGGGACACATTTCAGTATGGTAATAATTAGCCCCATATGAAAAAGCTATTTTTTCATACCCTAACAATTTATAGGTATGATAACATTTAACAGCATCATTAAATGATTTACCTTGAACTACAGCTACTTTTTTTATCCCATCAGGAAGTTCTACACGTGACCATTCTTTAGCGTTACGCATAGACTTAATAGCATCTTCCCATACATCTGGGATAATAAATTCATTAGGTTTAAGTTCATTTACCCAGTATAGTAAACGATCTGTATTATATGCTTCACCTAATTCATGAAGTGAATTATCCATTATAATATACCGTCTTTTTTGTTTTGCTTCCCTAAAATATTTTTCATAGTCGGGGTACAAATCTAAAAGATGAGGGAGACAATAATCATAGTCATTAAACCAATTGCTGGCTTCTAAATAAGCTATAGGAACTTCATGTGATACTTTCATTAACTTTTATTTTTACGAGGACGTCCTCTACGAGGTTTTACAGTTTCAGGTATATTATATTTACGAAATTTTTGTTCACAATAAATATAAAAATCTTTTACTTCACCATCAAACTCTATTACATCTTTATCAAAATCTTCTTTAGTCATACGAAATGTCTTGACAAAATCTTTTTTTAATTGGGTTAGATTTTCATTTTCATATTTTTCATGATCTTCACGTAAGCGTCTACGACGTTGAAAATCCATTACACTTTCTTCACAAAAATATTCATGATCATTAATATATTTTAGTCTTTTCTGTTCAATTTCCCATTCACAATATTGAATTTGCCAAAAATAAGGACTAAAATTATAGTCACCATTGTTAATTTTGTCCCATAAAGATGAGTCTTTATGGAGTGGTTTATTTTTAGCAGACCATCTTCTCCACCAAAGAAATTGATTGTATTTAAGTTTTTGAAGTTTAGATAAATTCTTTTCAATAACTTTAATAGGATGCATTTTCTTGTTAAGATAAGATAAGGCTTGGCAAAAGCCAAGCCTAAATCTTTCTAAATTATGTAGAATTAAAACTTTTTAATTTTCGGGGTTAATATTTTTATGTTGGTCTATTTTATTTAGAATAGTTTTTAAAACATCATTAGATATTAAATCTAACATTGAGGCATTCTTTAAAATACTAATTAACTGGAATACTATAAATGGTATAATGACAGTTTCACTTAACCATCCTGCTCCTATGTAAGCACTTTCTATACTTAGAATAGTAGTTAATAAAATAATCCAGAAAAATAAAGATTTAAGAACTTTTAGGGCTTTATAAGTTTTGAATCCTTCACGTTTGGTACCAGCCCAAACACCAAAAAATCCATCTACAAATAAAACCCCTACTAACGCCATATATTGCTCAGCGTTATTAAGAGTTACATTCATAAAATATGAACAGATAAAAGAGAGAGTTGTAGATAGTGACAAGGCAAGAATTGTAAGTAGGTTAGTTTTCATGTAAGACTTTAAATCGGTAATACAATATTTTAGTTTACAACCCTTCATTCCGGTCATACGTATTTAAGTTTTAGATAAAGTATCAGGTAAAAACTTAATAAATTGTAATCCTATTATCTTTCTATTAGGATCACCTTTATCAGAACTCATCATAGTTTCTTTAAAGAAATCTATATCTGTTTTAGGATCAGTTGATAAAAATTTTATAGTAATGAAATGTTCTTCTTTACCATCATTTCTGGCTTTATTTTTTTCATCAAACTTTTCTGATGTAATATTATTAACAATTGTTACTTTTCGAGTGGCTCTAATTTCATCAATAATATCAGTAATATTAACATCTGAGTCTGTAACTAAATATGCTGTTATCCTAAAAATAGGTAAAGCTTCCATAATTAAGTCTTTCAACTTAGCCATATTAATAAATATTGAAGGGGCTCATAAGAGCCCCTTCTTTTATTCAATTTTTTAAATTATTTATTTTTAGCTATAACAGACCAAATACCCCCAACTAATGTTAAAGCTGCTCCTGATAGTTCAGTAAAGGTAGCTTCATCAATAATTCCTCTGGTGATTAAAACGCCACCAGCAAATGTTAGAGCATGTCTAATAATTCCTAAGATTTGTTCTTTTGTCATGATATAAAAAATTTTTATGGTTTATTATAAATATATTACCCATCACAACTTACACATTCTACAGTACGAGATCCTAAATCTCCTTTAATAACACTATCTGTGCGGAGATAGTAAAGTGTTTTAATACCTAATTTCCAAGCTTCTAAATGAACTTGATTTATCCATTTAGGTGAATCTGTTGGGTCAAATGAAAGATTTAATGATTGAGTTTGATCAATATATTTTTGTCTAATAGCGGCTTGTCTAACTAATTCAAGTTGATTTACCTCACTAAAAGTTAAATATACTTCTTTTTCATCAGGTGATAATATTTCATCTGGGAGATTTTGGGCTGATCCATTATCTGCTAAGATTTGATCCCATACTCTATCTGTGTTTTGTCCTTTGCTTTCTAAAAGAATTTCTAATTCTCTATTTTTTACAATAAATGTTCCTTTAGCTCCATTAAAAGTATAGATATTAGCTGGGATGGGTTCAATACCTGCTGAGCAGTTTGAAATTCTTGAATTAGATACAGTGGGAGCAATAGCAATCAAATGAGTGTTTCTCATACCGGTTCCTTTACACCAAACAGGTTCACCATATTCTACAGCTAATTGGCGTGAAGTAGCTTCAGCTTTTTGTCTAATATCACTAAATATGGTATGTGTCCAAGCTGTAGAAGCAATTGAATTAAATGGTAAATTCTTTTGTTGTAAAAATGTATGCCAACCCATTACCCCTAAACCAAGTGCTCTACCTTTTTTAGCGTGGCGATGAGTTCTAATAAGTGAATCTTTACCATTACTCTTATCAATAAACTCTTGCATCACACCATCAAGAAAACGAATAGCTGTTTCAATTACATCTGTATCTTTCCACTCATCATATTTAGCTAAGTTAAGTGAACTTAAGCAACAAATAAAACTATGTTCCTCATCAGTATGAAGTGTAATTTCAGTACAAATGTTAGTCATACTAACATCTAAATTGTTCATAGCATAGGCTAACGGATTATTTTTGTTAACACTATCCTTAAACATAATATAAGGTTCACCTGTCTCAACTCGAGTTTTTAATATTTCTAACCATAAAGACATAGTTTCACTATCTCTATCATTAAGACGCTTCATAAAAGCATCATCAATAACAACACATTGATGTAAGTTAAGACATTGTCTATTTGGATCACCTTTTGGTCTACGAATTTGAAAAAATTCTTTAATATCAGGATGATTAATATCCAAGTTTACTGACGCTGCTCCTCTACGAACTGATCCCTGATTTGTAGCTATGATTGAAGAATCATAAATTTTACACCAAGGAACTACACCTTCACTTTTACCATTACCAGTAATAGTAGTTCCACGTGGTCTAATTCTACTAACTGAAATTCCAACTCCTCCTCCAAGGGCTGTTAGTTTCATCAATTCAGCATTTGTTAAACCAATACCTCTAATAGAGTCAGGTGTATCAATCCCAAAACAAGAAATAGGCAAACCTCTATCAGTTCCAGTATTAGATAAGACAGGACTTGCTAAACCGATCCAACCATTCCAAATATATTTAAAAAACTTATTTTCAAGATCAGGTCTATTAATTCTTGTAGCTACAGCATGAGCTACTCTTCTATATGCTTTTTTAGGTGTTTCATCTGGGAGTAAGTAGCCTTTAGATATAGTAGCTACTCCTACTTCATCCATCCATTCAGGGTAGTCTTTTCCTTTTACCCAATTTGTTGTATCTATAATTATATTTCCGTCCATTTTTAAAATATTGATTCGTCCCATTGTAAATGTCCCTTTGAGTAATTAGTTACTCTTGAGGCGAAGAAATCTGTGTGTTGTTTACCTGCTGATAGAGAGTCAAACCATTTCATTCTTTTAAGAGCGTTGGTATCAATTCCATCAATAATAGATCCATAACCTAAATCTCCTAATTTAGTATTAACTCTATTTTTAATAAAGGCAACTAAATCATCTTTAGAACAACCTTCAAGATCTCCTAATTCATAAACTTTATCAATAAAATCAAGTTCTAATTTTAGAGATAATAAAGCTGCTTCATTTATCGCTGCTTTGAGGTCCGGAGTGTTGAGGTGAGGATTTTCTTTGATAAGTGTTCTGAATAACCAACATCCTGCTTCGGAGTGCATTGATTCGTCTCTAATAGACCATTCAACAATTTGGCCGACCCCTTTAAGTTTATTTCGCATTTTAAAAGATAATAAGATGGCGAACGAAGAGAATAAATTAACTCCTTCGGTAAACGCCGAGAAGATAGCGAGTGATTTAGCAATATCTTGCAAATCATCCTCACCATCGAAATTATCCCTAGTAGACATAAGATTTTCAATTTTAGCCATTGTAGCTTCATCCTCGAGAAATTCTGAGAAGTTGTCAAGTCCAAGTGTTTCATTTAATAAAGAATATGCTTCAGCGTGAATAGTTTCAAATGCTCCAAATGTGGTAGCCATCATGATAACTTCAGGCTTACGGAACCATTTAGTTACAAGACCACTCCAATAATCATTTACAATTGTTTCGGTTTGAGCAAAACCTTTTAATATAGAACCAACTATATTCTTTTCTGTTTCTGTTAAATTTTGTTTCCAGTCATTTATATCACTCATCATTGGCACCTCAGTATGAAGCCAATGTGCTTGTTGTTGTTTCAGCCAGTAATCGTGTGCTTCAGGATATTCGAATGGTTTATAGACGACTCTCTCCTGCAAAAGATTTGATTTTGCCATTTTTTTGTTTGTTATAAGCTAAGTTGAAAAAATTGTTGAGCCAAAAGATCTCTGTCTAAAGTATTAAAATCGGTTCCTTCGATTTTTCTTACTGGTGTTTCGTTATCGTCATCAAAGTGTTCATCCAGAACTTCAAAGTGACCTGTTGAAGTATCAGCCTTAACTGAAAAAGTCATTCCATCCATTCCGTATCTATTTTTCATTATATGAAATCTACCAGTACCGTTTACTTTATCTTCTTTTTTTCTTGAAAGTGATATAGCTATATCGGTAATCATGATTTTATCATAACTGCCGGCTGCTTTATCTCCTTCAATGACATTATCTTTTGCACCTGCGCGATTAACTTGAGAAACTGACCAAATTGGTAATTGGAGCTCTTTAGCTAATCCTTTAGTGCTTATATAAATATCATCTATTTCCCCTTTACGATCTTGAACTCGTTTTCTTGAAGAAAGAAGATCAACATAGTCAATTAGAATCAAATCAGGTTTAAAATCTAAATCAATACATTTCTGTATATGTGATTTAAGCATTGGAATAGTTGCTTTACCTGTGGCGAATTCCTTAATAATTAGTTGGCCTGGGAGTTTATCAACTAAGGATTGAACTTTATCTTTATGTTTAGAAATAGAATCAACACCTATATTAGTAAAATAAGCGTCATACCTTCTACCAACATAATCTTCACTTAACTCTAAAGTATAATGAAGAACATTAAATCCTAATTTAACAGCGTATCCTCCTAATGCGACTAATGTCCATGATTTACCACCTCCAGGGTTACCAAATATTAATCCAAAATCCCCCCTACCTAAACCACCTTGCATTATGTTATTAAATTTTTCCCAAGGTGTTGGAATTATAATTCTGGATTCTTCTCTATATCGGGATTCAGTATCTTTATTATACTCATGACCTATGTTTTTATCTCCACCTGCCTTTAAAGCATTATCAACTAATAATCTAATAGAGTCATAATCTCCAGCATTCAATAAATCTACTGAGCTGAGGAGTGCTTTTTTTAGTTGTTGGTTTTTACAAAAATTAGCAAATTCTTCTTCAACATATTTTAAATCATCCTCAGATGATTGATAAGCTTCTCTAAGTTGCTCCTTAATAGATACTTGAAGTACTTCATTAGTTACTTTTTTAGTCTCAACCTTCAACACCTCCATTGTAGGAGTGGTATGATACTTATCATAATATTGGAGAATCTGTTGAATAACCCACTTATGAGCTTGGTTATCGAAGTATTCATCACTCAAAACATCATGGATATTTTGGAGGAATTCTTTATGAGTAAGTAATGAAGATAGTACTTTGATTTGAAAACCAGTACCGTATGATTGTAAAGTGTTAAGTGTCACAACTTTTATTTTAAATATAATAATTAATTTGAGTATTTCCAAACATACCCATAAATGCTTTTTCTTTTGCCATTACATACCTCAGTTATAGCTGAGGAAGTTTTGTTAAGGGAATAAGCGGCTTCTTTAACACTAGGCCATTCTTTAATAAAATTACCTTGTTTATCATATTGGATTACTTTTTTTCGTCTATTAGTATTGCCTTTAGCTGATTCAGCCATATGGGCTTTCCACTCATCTGTGAAAATTATACCTTTTCGAGTTTTAGACATTTTAAGACGGGTTTTTTCATCAAAATTATTTACTCCAAAAGCTTTATTGGATTTATTATAAAAATTTGGATTATCCTTAACATTATATTTTTTTAACCAATATTCTTCTCTTTCAGCTAAATGAGTTTTGTTATAGCAATATTCCAATATTTCTTTTTTAAAATTTTCTTTACCGTACTTTAATATAGCTTGTTTAATGTTCACTCCACTGCCTAAATAATTAGGATTATTTTTTCCATCTTTACCAATATACTTTTCATGTGTGATCAAATTAGTCACTAAATATACTATCATACATATAAATACCCCCCTTTATGTTAAGCGTCATAAATCTTTAAATTAGAAAAAGTGTCTTTAACCCAAAATTCAGTGTTTTTAATTATATGGTTTAACCCATCTTCATTATATAAAGTTAAGAAATCTAACACGCGTAAACTAACTACTTTTTCTTTAATTTTGTTATCTATAAATTCTTTTTCATTATCATCTAAAAGTGGATTACCTAAATCCATGATTTTATAATGATTTTCAACACTTGTCCAATCATGAAGAATCCGAGCGTATACTACTCCTTCTTTTAATCGTTTTATACTTAGATCATATATGTCTTGAAGTTCTAATCTATCTCCAGCTAATTCAGGAAATTTTTTCAATACACCTTTATTTCCAACACCTTTTACACCTGAAATTTTGTCTGAAGTGTCTCCTACTAAGGTTTTGTAGAAAATAAAGTTATGAGGAGGAACACCAAATTTTTCAATTACAGTTTTAACATCATAAAAATCTCTTTCTATAGGTCTATAAACTGTAATATTATTATTAACTAATTGGAGAAAGTCTTTATCACTTGATACTATTACAACTCTAGAATTATATTTTTTATCTAAAGTTGTAGATAAGTGGGAAATAACATCGTCCGCTTCTGACTTATTGATTGATATGACTTTAACTGGGAGACATTTTAGATACTGAATTAGGCGTACTATTTGGTCTATTTTAGAGTCGTGTTCGTCATCAAGGTTTTCAAATATGTCCCAATTAGTAATCCTAACATTTCTACCTGATTTATATTCGGGGAGTAAGTTCTTCCTGTTAGTGGAAGAACCTACTCCGTCGAATATAATGTAAACAGATGTTGGTTGAATCTGTTTGATAAGAGAACCTAAAGACCTTAAAAAACCAGCTAAACCTCCAATGTGAGTACCTTCCTCGTTTACAAAATTTAGTACAGCAAAATTCCTTAAAAATAAATTTAAACCATCTATAACCAAGACCCTATCATGTCTGTTTAATTGGGGTGAATCACTCCCCTGCTCAATTTTATTGAGCATTTCAAGGTACTCTTTTTTGCCCATTTTTATTCTGGTTCTTCAGTGTATGAAGTTATGTCTTGAATGTCTTCTGAATCTTCTTCAATAACATTAAAATCCATACCTCCAAGTAATTGACTCCACTCCTTTGAGTGGGCGTCTTTATAAACTTTAAGTTCTTTTTCAGTATCATTGATAAAACCATGAGGTGTCATAATAATTCTACCTTTAGTAGTTATACCATTGATATGATTCTTATCAATTTGTAGATTAGTACGCTTAGCGAACTCTACCTGTTTACCATCCTTAATAGCCTTAATTTTAGAAGTACCAGCATTAGAAATGTTACCAAATGTTACTACAAAAGTAGCATCAAACCACATAGCCCAACCTCCCTTATTCATCAATTTTGGTTGACTCATAGGTGTTTCAGCTTTAGCTGTCCATACTTTATTAATACAAACTAATGTATTAGTATATGGTGATGATTCTTTTCTTGAAAGTAGAATCTTTTGGTTAACATTATTTCCAAATTGAGTACTCATAGCTCCAGCGTTCCATTCATTATTATTTTTATTAGAACGAACTGA